TCTGCTCGTCCTGCAAAGCCTCGAACGAAATCGGCACGAACCCGGACACCGAATGGATGTCGATGAACGGCTGCGCGAACGTAGTCGAGTCGTCACCCTCTTCGGACTCTTCGGCACGGACACCCCAGGTGACTGCACCAGAGGACACGCCGTTCCACCTGTCGCCGGTTGCGACGACACGCCGGGCGATCTTGCGGATCTCGTTGTAGGTGCCGTCCGACGTGATGATCACGGTCGGATCAAGCTGGAACGGGACCAGATAACCGCCGGACGTGTCGGTGAGGGACATGGCGCGCTGTTCGGTCGGGCTCAACGCGTGGCCCTTGCCACGTGCCAGCTTGTTGAACGCACGCATGTAGTCCGGTGACGACGTGTCGAGCAGCTGCTTGGATAGCTTCCCGTCCTCGGTGTCGTGACGTTCGATGATCTGTGTCATCGCTTCCCGACGCTTGTCGGTCGTGCCGCGCATCTGCTCGATGGCAGAGAACGCACGAGCCCGGTATTCGCCGGCAATCTCCGACTTGGTACCGATCCGACGCATCTCGTCGACGTTCCACGGATTCGAGAACCGCTTCGGATCCTCGACAGAACCGGGTTCACCGAACGGGTCGTCGTCCAAATCGCCGGCCGTGTGGGCTGGCACAGACTTGGTGGGCTTACCGGTCACAACCGAAACGTGTTCGACGAGGGCCGACCGCTCCATCTCCTTCTTGCGGCCGTACAGCTCGTTGAAGTGCTCCTTGAGCTTGTCGAGGTACTGCTCGTCCTCTTCGTGAAGTTCAGGCTTAGCGGCGACCCGCTTCACCTCATCTGCAACATCCTTCATTTGGTTTTCGACCGCCCGAAAAGACATCTCTGAGATGTCCGGGAGGTCCGTGAGCTCAGCCATGTGAGCTACTCCTTTGTGTCGAGGCCGTTCGCCACAAGAACGCGCTCTATGTCGGCGCGTAGGCGTTCGGCTTTGCGGTGACGCTCTGCGACCTTCTCGGCCGCGGCGTTTGACTCGACAGGTGCCTCGATGGGCGGCGTGTCGGATGACTCCTCAGAGGTGCCCTGTGGGGCGGCGTCTTCGGTGTCGTCCCCTTGCGGGGAAGGTGTGGTGTGGACTGTGCGCCACGCCTGATAGGCGTCACGGGCGCGCACTCCTGCGGTGGTGGCCTCATATGCTGGGAATGTGACCGGACCAAACTCGTAAAGCTTGACTTCGCGGAGTGTCCGGAGAGGTATGTCGCCGGACTCGTCCCACTCTTCGCGGACGACCGAGAACCGGAACGACATCCCGTCGAGTGACCCGGAGCGGAGTGAGGCGACAAGATCCCGGTTATAGGACGTGTCGTCGAGGGGAACCTCAACCCACAGTCCGTGTTCCCGTTCTTCCATCATTCTCGGCTTGCCGAGAGGCTTGTCACCGACTGACGGGTCGAATCCGTGGTTGAAAAGGACCTTGATCTTCCCCGCGCGGTCCTTCAGGGTTTTGGCGAAGGCCCCCGGAGCGAGCCGCTCAATGAACTTGCCTTCCCACGAATTGATCTCGGTGTCGGTATCGAAGACGGCGGCGTACCCGTACAACATGCCCAGACCGTTGTCGCCGTCAGACGCGGCCCTGAATCCCATCTCAGAGGGCCATTGGTCGGCGCCGACCATGCGGATCAGGTCGTCACGGGGATATTCGAGCGCGGGCGAGTCACTCATCAGGGGCTCCAGAGGTAGGGGGCGAGCTAGGCGGTCAGAGCGGGCGTGTCTTCCACAACAACCCATCCCCGCGCGATCAGGGCAGCCGCCGCACGGGCGGGGACAGCCACAGCGTCGTCGGGGTTGGTGGTGCCGGGAGGCTGCAACTGCACGGAGAACAAGCCGGAATGCGCACCAATCAGCAGCGAAGGATCGTGATTCGTTGCCGCCTGCACCGCGATATCCGGGTCGAACCCCGCGTCAAGGTAAGTGCGGATCGTCGAAGCCACCGTCTGCTGGATGCTGGCCTCTTCTTTCTTATCCGCCCTGAGCGCCGCCACATCCGAATCGTCAAACCACAGCTCGGTACCGCGGGGAATGTTCGTGATCGGTTCCAGAGCGGCCACCACACTGTTCCAATTCGGTCGGATCAGGTGGTCTGCGAACGCTCGCATCGCCATGTTGTAATTCGAGTAGGTAGAAGCATCGAGGCCAGCTTTGGCCCCGATAATGATGGGTGGTGTCCCCGCCGCGGACGCGATGCGGCCTTCGGTGGACTTGATGACGTTGACGTAGTCCATCTCGGCGAACGAGTTTCCGACCTTCTCGATCGACGCGTCGTTGTCCATCACAAGGGTCTTCCAGGCGTTCGCCACGCCCGAATAGCGCCGCTCAAGCTCCTGGCGGAGCCGAACCCTCGACTCCTCCTTCATCGTTCCCTTCACCTTCACGTACATGTTCGGGGTTGCGGAGTTGTCGAAGAACTTCTCCTGGTGGCGCTGCATCTTGACTTCAGTGCGAAGTTCGGTCGCGACGACTTCAACCCAGGACGCCCCAAGGTACTGGTGCTCCGGGTGGGGTAGCGGGGACCAGATTGCGACCTCTTCGCGGCGGATAGGGACCGGATTGCCCGTTCCGATGCCGTTCGGCCAGTACAGGACCCCGGCGAACTCGAACCCGTCGGTCTGGATTTCGCATTTCATCGGGTCGAGGCATTGCAGACGTGACGATGACGGCTTGTACACGACGGCGATCCCGGACAGTGACGCGTCCAACTCCATCCGCTTCAACAGTTCCGTACCCGTCCCACCAGGCCAGGGACGCTCCAACAGCCTGAGAGAGCCATGGTTCTTGGTCAAATCGCCGTTATCCAGGCTCCGGAGAGCGAAACGGACCTCGGAAAACACTCTTTGCCGGGCGTTGATCGCCGAATGGACGGTGGAGGAGATGGTGTACGCGTTGCGGGCGTTCCCCATTTTCCGTTCCGTCTGGTTCGCCCAGGTCGGAAGGATCTGGACGAGGCCCTGGCGTTCCTCCACGGGGACGCGCGAGGCGAGACGGCTGAGCAGGTTCATGTCACTCCTCGAAGTCGAACAACAGACCCGCCAACGCCAACATCACACCAGACACGACCAGAGCCGCAGGAATCGACCAAAGGGCCGTACCCGCGACGATCATCAGACAACCCAGGACCGTCACCGCGACAGCGGTCACGCGGCAGGCACGACAGAGATCTCGATGTCGTCAGACACCAGCAGCACCCGATGGTCGGGAAACACTTGCCCAAACGCTTCTACTAGCCGCAGCCGGTGCTCCGCTGTCGTGCGAGCCGGGATTCGCACCAGAAACCGCTCGCCCGGCTTGATATCCAGGCGGTGAATGCTCTCTATCTCGATGGTCTGGCTCATACGAACATCACTTGCACGTCAACCTCCGCCTCGATCTCCATCGTCTCCGCCGCCTGCAACGCCAACACATCCGCCACCGCACCGTCAATCTTCCGACCATCCCCCGGCTTCGACAACACATACAAGGTGCGCATGTCGTCCTCGGGGTCCTTCGCGCGGGCCTTCTTCTTCTGCGCCGCCAACACATGCGAAGTCACGACCGGATCGCCGTCATGCGTGTGAGTGCCCAACGCGATCGCCGTCAACCAACGATCCACTGCTGGGGCCATCCGCCGGTCCTGGTTCGTGTCAAACGCCAGAACGACCTCCTCGCCGTAGATTTCGGCCCACTGCTCAAGTTCTGACCACCATTTCGGCGGATCAGCAAACACCCGACCCACCGTGTACCGCTCAAACGTTTCCGCCAAAGCGTCATGCACCGCCTGACGGTTCACCCGCCAGTCCTTCACACCCTGCGGACGGACCTGAGCGTGGATCGTCCACGAATACCCATCCTGCGTACAACCACGAAGAACAGTCGCATCATCCGAAATCGACCCGTCAAACCCCACCCCGATCGGCGTACCGGGGAGAACAGTCCTCGGGGCGTACAGCTCCTGCCACCGGTCAGGTTCGACAGCCGCGCCATAGCCGACCGTGAGGATGTTCCCGAAGAACCGCTTCGCCTGCGGAGTGTCGCGGACCATCAGATCCACAGCCTCGTTCTCGATGGCGTCGAGATCCACATGCCCGCCGTTCTCACGGCGCACATCCGGCGGATACACGACCTGATGAATCTGCGCCCGCTCCCGCTTGTTCGTATACGACAGCCGGGAAGGTGGCTGCACGAACTGGCAGTAAACGTCCTTCGCCAACGACTCATACTGGACCTGAGCGACAGACTGCTCCGAAGGGTCCCACGCGTTCGTCGTCAACGACGCCCGACCGCCCATACCGGCCAGCCCGCGATATTGGGTGTCCGCGACCTTGTCCATCTTGTTGGACTTCGTCCAAATCCCCACCTCGTCTTGAGGAACGAACGTGACCCTCTGACCAAGACGGGACTGGGCGCTCGAAGTCACAGTGTCGATCCGGCCACCACCCGGAAGACGGATGAACTCTTCACCGGTCTTCGGAATCAGATCGGCCAGCGGCCCCTCGCGGATCATCGGACGGAGAGCGTCGTAGATGTTGTCGGTCTGCTCCTGGGAGAACGCCGTGACCTGGATTAGCGGGGTCGGCCAGGGCATCCCCATCGGCTCACCCGGGTCGTACGGATGCTCCCACCCGCACCCACAGCCCCAATCCTCACAGGCGTAACCGTCGTCACGGCCAGCCCAACCCCGGAACAGTGCGGGGCCAACACCCTCCACACAAACATGCGCGGCAGTGTGCGGACCCTTCCCCAGCTTCTGTGGACCCACCAACAGGCCACGGCGATGCACGAAGGCCGGAGCGAGGATCGGATTTACGGCGTCGTACTCAACCGAAGCCCGAACAAGGTAAAAATTCGCCAGGTAGCGGAGCTGAAAGTCATACAGCCGAAACGGTGCGCCCTTGCGAAACCCGTCGGGGACAACACAATGCGCTTCAACCCACGACGGCACGACGGCCATCGTCTGATTTTCACGCACCACCCTGAACGACCTTGAGCCGATCCTTCACCGAAGGCCCGGACTCTGGACGATTTCGCACCACCTGCGGGGCCGAACCGATCCGCCACTTCAACGAATTCATCCCCGGAACCGTGATCCCCAGCGAATCCATCAACTGGCGGACCAGCGTCCGAGCATTCGTCGGAGCCGACGCAGACTCCGCCACACGAACAGCACGAACAAACATCGCCACCTCCAACTCCTGACCGTTCCGCTCCCACATCACCGCCTGCGGACGCGTCCACTCCGACTCCCAGAGCACCGCCTCCCTCTTCGTCATCGCAGACAAAGGCCAATCCGGGGCAGGACCCTCCCTCCCGGCCGGAGGCAAAGCAACCCACTCGCCCTCATCCCGCTCACGGCGAAGCGCATTCGGATCAGGAGCAGGACCAGAACGGACCCGAGCGCCACCTTTCGCCATGCGGACCTCCCAGGTTCAAAGGCTGAGGGCTCAAACGTCTGAACCCGACAAAATGTGCGCAGAGATCTCTCTCTTCGTCTGGAGCGTCTCGTGCTTGTGATTTTCGACTGCCCCCCCGGCATGGTGATCCTGTCCCCTCGGTGTGGGGTGTTCAGGAATCGGTGGGGGGTTGGATATTGGGGGTGGTGGTCCCCGGCTGTCCTGGTTTGTTTGGACAGGGTGGGGGCCCTCGGGGACCATCAGTCCGGGAACATCCAAACCCTGACACCCCCGAACATCCCCGGGTTCAGTGTTCTGCTGCGTTGCAGGAGAAGTGGGTTAGTGCGAGGTTGCCGGGGGTGTTGTTGGAGATGTCGCCGTTCACATGATGGAGGGATGGTGCCCCAGGATGCACCCCTCGTGTTCTGTTCACTGGCTGGTGGCAGAGTTGGCATATCCAGCGGTCGCGGCGGGCTATCTGGTCCAGATGGTCCCGCGCCAGATTCTTGTTTCGGCCGCGGTGTGCCTCGCATCGCCCCTCATGGGACAGGCGGTTGCAGTAGGACTCCAAGCAGATGCGAAGAACCATGGTTCTCCTAAGGATCGCGGGGTATCCGACCGAGCCCAGCCAACCTCAAATGGTGTATGCGCGCGCTGGTGTGTGGATACCCCGCAAAGGCGGGATGCCAATCCTCCCTGCTGTGAACTACGGGATCAGGTCCCGTTCGTAGACCGAACCGTGTTGCGCCCCAACGGCAACTCGAACATTCGACGAGCCCTCACCCACAGACAACTCGGATAGTGGTTAGCGAAATGCTCGAAGACATGGTTCTCATAGACACTCTCAGACCATGCGGTGCAGAAGAAGCAGCCATCGTCCAGTCCCTCGTGAGAGTGAGTGGTGGGATCTTCGATCTCGGCGAGTTCTCGGCAAAGCGCATCTTGGTGGAGCGGATTCCGGCACGGCCGACCCGCCTCAGCCCACCATCCGCACGAACAGCGAACCCAACAGGCGCACGTTCCCATCCCAGGGGTCCCGCACTTCCCGCACCGCACCGACGCGTCAACCAGCGAATCCGCGTTGCTCGGGGGACAAGTCCACCCGTCGCACACTGTACCTGACCAGAACGCGAAAACCAAGCGTTTACTTGCAGTCACCATATTTCAGGCTGCCTCACTGAATGGCTCGCCACACCAGCCGCATAAACGCTGCCCGAACTGCTGCCGCTTCCCATACCCGTCGACACATTCACGCCGCCCACAGCGTGGCTTATCCACCGGACGATGATCCTCCCGGCCACGAAGCTTATCGTCCAGCTCGTTAGCGAGTTCGGTGACACGCTTGTTCGCCCACTGCACCGACGCACGCAACGCCGACAAACGGCCAGGCCAATCCGCCGCCGCCTCCACCGACGTCAATTCAGGATGGCCCACCCGCATCGTGTTCATTTCCGGCGCACCCCGCAACGCCTGAGACGCCAAATCATACTGGCGTAGCACCCGGACGAGGCTCTTCAATGAAGGGAACACACCCAACAGTTCATTCCATGCTGACGTGCGGAACTGTGCTTCGAGAGCCTGATCCTGTTTCCGCTGCTGCTTCTCCACCCGCAGTTCGGTGCGTGCGTCGGCCAGGTCGGACAGCAGATCATCAATTTTCTGTTCGGACGCGTTCTGCCCGTATTGGCGTTTCGGCTTCTTCGCCATCTAGGAGTCTCCTTCCCGGTTCCACGGCCACTCAACCCGCTCGTAGGCGTCGTGCCACTTTCGTCTCATGGTCTGTGCGGTCCGGTTCAATTCGTTGGTGGCACCGGTCTCACCCTCAAGTCGTCTCGGGAGATCGGCTCAGTCATGGCTCCACCTCCGAACCTCCGCAGCGAGCAGAGCCTCGATAGTCCTCTCGTTCCATTCCATCGCCTGGACCGCCAGACGGGCCTCGTGGTCATGTTCGGTGCCGAAAGCGGCACCACAGACACAGAACCGCTTGCGCTCACTCATCGGACTCGTCTCCTTCCACCAACGCCTTCGTCACTGCATACATTTGCTCCATGCCGTCCTGCATCCCCTCGTGGTACCCGCACGGCTTATGGTACGGGGCGCAGTAGCAGCCCTCCCGTGCGTTCTCCATCATCAGATCGACGTCGACGAACAGCACGCTCACGTCTCGTCTCCTTCCAGCGTCGAGGTGGGGATGACGAACACTCGATCCATCTTCGACACGTCGATGGTTCCGGCGTGCCGATCGTCAACGAAGTCATGAAGTTCGTCCACGTTGGTCTCCCCGATGTAGCCGAACCCTCCGTCTTTCGGTGTCTGCCCGCTCCCACCACAAGCGTCACACTGTTCCCATTCCTCGACGGGCATCGGTTCAGGTACGGGGCAGAGCGATTCACAGTCCTGCCCACCGCAGCCAGGGTGGTGGCCTGGGACTGCCACCGTGTGGACGTGCATCTGGCCTCGGTTGCCCTCGCAGTCCCCGCACGTCTCGAACAGGAGCGCCCTGAGTGCTTCGGCGTCGGACAGGGTGCGGCCGCCAGGGCAGGTCATGCCCGCAGCTCCACCAACCCAATGCGATTCGTATCGTCCATGCTCGCAGGATTCACGAAGAAGCATCAGAAACCTCCGTCGTGTGTTCTCCGTCGTGGTCCCGTCGAGACTGGCAGTAGCCGACGATAACCACGCCATCCATGATCGGACGCCCACAGATGGAGCACCATCGGCAGTCACAATTCATCGGAGCCTCCCAGAGCGTCGAGGTAGGCCGTGGCAAGAGCAACCATTAGCGCCTGATCGTCGCCGTCGAGCGTTCCCCAGCCTTCATAATCGTCAACCGCGTCTCGCAGCGTCTCCACGTCCACGTCGAGACGCACGTAGCCCTTCTGGCGGGCGATGGCGTCGAACTCGGCGTCAGAAGCGAAATCGAAGTCCAATGCCCTCAGCAGCATCGCCCGTACCTTCGGATCGTGACCCGAGCCACCACAGGACGGGCACGGGTAGCCGTCATGCGGCTCAGGGTCAGCACACCGCTGCGAACACTTCTTCGCGCCGCTTCTCTCACAATCCCCGCACGCCAGCAGGATCGGGAACAGTTCGTCGGCCATGGACCGAATGTCGGCGTCGGAGACGAGGCGGTGTTTCGCCATGAGGGGACGTAACGGGTCGGGCTCACGTACCCGCAGATCTGCTCTTGTCGCGCTCATCGGTCTCCACCTAGCTTTAGCCACGCCAACAAATCGGTCATCGAAGTAGCCAGATAGTTCACCATTCGGTACATCAACTCTGGCTCCACGCCCTCACGACCGGGCTGCATAGTCGTGCCGTACAGGTCTCGACTGTCAACACCCTCGAACAGGATCGCCGTCCGTTTCCCCATGCCGCACGCCCAGCCGAGTTCAAGATGCGCCGACCGGCCGCACGGCAGGACCAGCACGAACGTGTCAGCCCACGCCATCGCCTTGTAGTCCTTGGCGAACCCGTCTTTGGCGACAGGATGATTGAGGCCCTCAACAAACTGGCCTGGCGTCCAGTGCGTCCATTCGGGATCAATCTCTGACCAGTGGAACCCGTCGTCACCTTCGGTGGGATGGCGAAAGTCGTAAACCTCTGCTCCAGCCGCTTCCAGGATCTTGACGACAGCCGGTTGAGTGGGATTGCGCCATGACGACG